CAAGGGAACTGGCAGACCTCCACTGAGTGGCACACTCTAAAGATTTGGGGGCAGAGCTCCAACAGGGCAGCACAGGTACTCAAGAAGGGTAAACGCGTATTTGCTCAGGGTAAGCTCAAGAGCCACACCAACACAGATAATAAGCGCTTTTGGGAAGTGCGCGTAGATACTTGGCGTCTGCTCGAAACAGAAGACAAGCTCTTACCTCCTGAGCCTACCTACTCTCACAACCCATCAAGCTTCGGTGAGGGATGGAACCGAAGATAAAAAAAACAGAGAATTAATTTGAACCTCACTTGAGGACAGGAAAAAGACATGAGTAAAATTATCACCAAGCAAATGATCGATCATGACCCCACTGCCAGTTTAAGCCGAGCGTATCGCGAGATGGGGCCAAACCAATTTCTAAGAGAAGTTATCCAAAACGCGGAAGAGGCCGGAGCAACACAGATCCGTTTCATTGATGTGGATGGACAATTAGGCTGTTTTGATGATGGCTGTGGAATGAGCCCTGAGGAGCTCCTTAAGCTAATCAACGGTCGGAACTCATCCACAAAGAACCGAGAGGGAGTTCACGCTAACTTTGGTATCGGCCTCAAAGACTCCACACTAGCGGGTAATCACTATGGCGTGGTGGTTGTCTCTCGTACTGAAGAGTACCCTCAAGGGTCTATGATTTGGATGCACATTGACAGTCATGGTACTGCTGGCGCTAAGCCTATTGTGTCTGATGAGATCCGCGCTCTACTCGAAACAGAGTATGAGCCTGAGGCAGCAGAAGAGTTATTGGTGACTCATCGCGAATCTTTTTATGCAGTGGACTTTGGGAAGGTCAACGAGTTTTTTAATACTTCTTCATATACGGTCGATGGTATCGACTGGATGAGCGTTTTAAACAAGTCTCACCACTATATTAATTTTAATACTTGTGTCGTTTTAATGGGGATGAATCCCGATCATGAGACGAGCAGTGAGCATCTTCTTTTTTCAAAACGCAGAAGTGGTAAAATTGATCAAAGACTTAACTCACTAGCGGCAAACTTTATTGAGTCACGATATTATGACTTTAGGTTAAAAATAGGCAGTCTCGATCAATTACAAAAAAGTAACCGAACTTTTTTAAAAGATCATCTAATAGATGTGATCGTTTTTGATAATTTCATTATCAAAGTCTTTCTAACTCCTGATCTACCACCCAATGACTCCGGCATAGGCCTAGGACAGCCATTCTTTCAACGCTTGGGTTTTATTACCGCACTTCTATACAAAAATGAGTTTTATGATGTAGTGAGTAAACACTCTCACCGACAGATCATTCACCAAGCGCGTCAATGGGGGCTACACTTCCCTGAGGTTTATAACCGAGTGAAGATTATTGTAGAGCCTCCACATTATGATGAGGATACAGGGATTGGCTGTTTTCCATCATCGACCCGCGCAGGGCTGTTTTATACAGATCCGCGTATTAACTATGGGCCTGATAAAGGAGTACCCCTAGAGGGAGTGAAGGCCGCATTTATTAAAAATATGCCCAAAGAGATCAGAGACCTACAGGCCGAAGCTTACGCTAAACAGATGAGTAAAAGTCTTGATGGCTCAGCCTCTGAGAAATATCGTAAATTCTTCAAGCCTCACAAGGAACGGTCAAGCCTTGCCAAAGGTGAGGGGAGCTCTTTGGTTGATCTCTCTAAAGAAGGCTCACTGGCTGAGCTAGGGGAACTGCTAGGCTTCAAAGAGAAACGGAAAGTAGAGCCGCGTGATACCTCTAGCGATAGCTCTACCTCTAATGATCACACCTCTCAACCAAGGAAGCCTAAAAGCAATGAAGGCAGCCAAGGGGGATTATTTGGGGAAGGCGCTAAGGCTAAGAAAAAGCTAAAATCAGAGCTACCATCTGTGATCTTCGTACACCCCGAGCGCAACCCCGATAGCCAAGGGCTAGCGCTCTTGACCTCTGAGAATGGCCACCTCTTCCCATATGCGTACACTGGCGCATCATTGGCCGGCTCAGGTAATATCTTATACGTCAATGAGACCTCTACTCTGCTTGATGGATATGTAAACGCGGCTGAGCATCACCTGAAAGATAAAGAACCTATGTCGCGTCAAGCTATACTCGATGAGGTGGTTAAGCCCTTTATCGTTGAGCACTTGCCAGCATCAATTGAGCACGCTCGATCTAACACCGAGCTTTTAAAACTTGGTGTAGATGTCACTAAACCCGAGCATATCTCTGTAATACTCGCGGGAACATGGCAGATGACAGGGAGTTCACCGGCTATCTACTATAAGCGATACATGAAAAAAGTTGAGTCTTTAGGAGAGACGAATGAAACGACAGATGAGCCCCATAACTAGATACAACGCACTAACCAAACTCCAAGCCGCTCGTGAGAGGCTAGGAGCTCCACCCAAACAGATTGAGAAACCACAGTTCGTGCCTTGGCCTATCGAGCTACTTCCCACTGAGTTTACTGATGAGGAGCTCGCGACACTACCGGAGTTTTTGAAATGAACTCTTCTCTTCAGTTGGTACAGTGGGGCTATGTAGATCCTGAGATACAAAGAGAAATTGAAACACGAAGAGATGCTTCTTTATCTTCTGTGGATCTACTTAAAACCTTAAGTGATCTATTTCCAATAAGTTATGAAGCCTTTATCTTTTTCCATGAATATCACAAGGTTTTCATCACTATTAAATACGCTAACCAATCTGAAATCCAACTTCGCAATCTCTCATCTAGCTACAATTATAGAAGAGATGCCAAGCGGGCCTCTTTAGCTCTTTATAAAGCATACAGAACAAAGCTAGGTCTATCCGAGAATGAAGTAGCTAAACTCTTTTTTGACGCAGCATTAAACCAACAATTTATTCATCAAGGGTTGTCTAGAATATGGCCAAGTTAACCCCTGAGGAGCGCCGCGCCATGTATCGCGAGCGATACCGTAAACGATTGGCGGCTGAGACCCCCGAACAGAAGGCGGAGCGTCAGCATTACCAGCGGGTAAAGTATCAAATGAGGATGGAGGCTGAGACTCCCGAGCAACGAGAGAAGCGGCTAGCTAGAGCGAGAGAGTACCAAAGACAACGCGCAGCCAATGAGACCCCTGAGCAACGCGAGAAGCGACGAGCTAAAGACCGAGAGCGGTACCAACGACACAAGAAGAATCGGAGAGAGTACCACCGGGAATACAACCGAAGGCGACGAGCTAACGAGACCCCGGAGCAACGCGAGAAACGACTAGCGCAGAATAAAGAGTATTATCAACGAAAGAAGCGAGAGCGAGAGAAGAATGAACAGGGAACGTAACCTAGAATATAAGCGCCAGTGGGCTAAACGTAAGCGAGCTAATGAGACCCCTGAAGAGAGAGAAGCTCGACTCCTAAACGCGAGAGAGTACAAGCGCAGACGTAAAGAGAATGAGACCCCTGAGGAGCGACGAATAAGGCTACTCTGTGAGCGGGAATACAACAGAGCGAGACGAGCAAAGAGGAGAGGTCATGAGTGATATAAAATTAGTTTCCAAAGATATAACGCGCACACACGTAAGGACAGGTGAGGAGATATTAGCTACACTCAAGGAGATGTTAGTTACTCGCCTAGAAGAAGACCTCGACTTAACCAACCCTGATGATTTGGACATCTATAACAAGTCGCGAGCCCTTCACGAGTACATCGACAAGACTTTAAGAGAGGCAGAACATGAGCAAGAAGTTAGGAAGAAAACCTTACCCACGAGAGGTGAGAGATAGGCTACTCGATAACCTCAGAGAAGGTATGAGCATAGTGGCCGCTTGTACTCAGGCAGGCATCAGTGAGAATACTCACTACCGCTGGCTAGAGGAGTGCGAAGATGGAGAATGGACTGAAGAGGTTAACGCTGCCAAAGACTTCGCTGAAGCGGTAGCGTTAAGCAAGCTCAAACGACTAGGTGATGAGAAGGCCGACTGGCGAGCCTACGCTTGGATCTTGGAACGTAGATATCCTGACCGATGGGGAGCCAAGAAGGAGCTCGAGCTAAATGTAGGCTCAACCTCTGATAAGGGTACTGAAATGGTAGCCTCGATGATCAGCCAAGTGCAGGAGCAACT